TGGATGCATATGATAAAGTTGGTATCATTCGTAATATTATTGATTTAATGGGTGATTTTGGTAGCCAAGGTATTCAGATTGTTCATCAGAATAAAAGCGTAGAAAGATTCTATCAACAATGGTTTAAGAGCATTAATGGAAAAGAAAGATCAGAAAGATTTCTTAATAATCTTTATAAGTGTGGAAATGTAATTGTGTATCGAAGCTATGCAAATGTTACTCCACAGCTAAGTCAATACATGAAAGCTCTTTCAAATGACATCAAGGTAGAAGTTCCAAATGTTACACAGAATCAAATACCTTGGCGTTACAACTTTTTTAACCCACTAACAGTTAAAATGAAAGATGGCAATCTTTCGTTATTCATGGGATTAAATAATTACACCATTACAACTAATTCATTCTTTGATAAGTTTACCAGTGGTGATATTCCAAGCCATGTTTTAGAGACACTTCCACCAGTTATCAAAAAAGCTTTAAAAGATGGTCAAAAAGATATTCCATTAGAGCCAGAAAGGCTAGGAGTCTTTTACTACAAGAAAGACGATTGGAAGCAATGGGCTAATCCAATGATTTATGCTATTCTTGATGATATAGTAATGCTTGAAAAAATGAGACTTGCAGATATGTCTGCATTAGATGGTGCTATTTCAAACATTAGACTGTGGACTCTTGGTAATCTAGACCATAAGATTTTACCAAATAAAGCTGCTATTAATAAATTACGTGATATTTTAGCTAGTAATGTTGGCGGTGGTACTATGGAGCTTGTGTGGGGTCCAGAGCTATCATTCCAAGAGTCGAGTAGCGAAGTTTATAAGTTCTTAGGATCTGAAAAGTACACATCTGTGTTAAACAGTATTTATGCTGGTCTTGGTGTTCCTCCGACTTTAACTGGTATGGCTACGAACGGTGGAGGTTTTACAAATAACTTTATCTCACTAAAGACACTTGTAGAAAGACTGCAATACGGTAGAGATCAGCTTATTCGTTTCTGGGAAAAAGAGCTTGAAATTGTACGTAAAGCTATGGGCTTTAGATACAAAGCTCATGTGCATTTTGATCAAATGACATTATCTGATGAAGCTGCTGAAAAGAATCTTCTTATTCAACTTGCTGACAGGGATATTATTAGTCACGAAACTCTTGTTGAACGTTTCAAAGAAATTCCACAGATTGAAAAGATTAGACTAAAAAGAGAAGTTAAAGATCGTGATAACGACGCATACCCAGATAAGGCTGGTCCATTTCATAATGCGAATCATAAGAAAGATATTGAGAAAATACAGAAGCAAGGTGATATTAACATGAAGCTTAGAGACAAACAAGCAAAGCAACAGAAAGATAATGGTCGCCCACCACTAAAACAAGATGAAGGCCCAAGAAAACAAAGAGTAGAACAGCCAAGATCAAAACCTGGAGTTGCAGAATTGTTTTCATGGTCATACAGTTCTTGGGAAAATGTTTCTGATATTGTTAGCAAAGCTTATATATCTTCTCTTGATAAAAAGAATTTAAGGCAACTAACAAAAGCACAATTTAAAGATTTAGAAAAACTCAAATTAGATGTTTTTACAAATCTAGTAGAGATGGAAGATGTTACAAAAGATAAAGTAATTGCGATACTAAAGAGTAACAAAAAAACACCCAAACTGTTTGCAGATTATATTAATGACTCTAATATTAACATAGACAACTCTACTATTGATGATTATCACAGAATGATTATAGGGCGATATGTTGAGCAAAAATTGCTTAATTAAGCACCATAAAATATTTTTGTGTATAATGTTTTTGAGAGGAACACTATGAAAATATACCAACATGAAATATTTGATGGCATCGCTGAAGTTGTACGTACAGATACATCTGTAGCATATTGTGTACCAACTACAGTTTCAACTGTGCCACATTCATCTTGCTCTAAAGAATTTTTAGACAAGATTAAAGCTAGTAGTGCCAACCCAAAACAGGTTGACTTATATTATCTTAAATCTGTTTTAGTCTCTACTGGTTGGAATAAAAACGATGATGTTTTTTCACCAGAAGCCACTTGGGCTGCAAGGTCCACACCAGAAGACAAACAATTTAACTTTATGCACAATGAAAATGATATCATTGGTCACATTACTGGGTCTTACGTTGTAGATAGAAATGGAAATGCTTTAGCAGAAAATAATGATGAAGCCCCACAAGAGTTTGACATTATAACTGAAGCAGTACTTTACAACAGTTGGACAAATGCAGAGAACCGTCAAAGAATGCAACAAATCATAGCTGAAATTGAAGAAGGCAAATGGTTTGTTTCAATGGAATGTTTATTCTCTGGATTTGATTACTCAGTAATGGGAGAAGACGGAAAAGCTAAGGTGGTAGCTAGGACAGAAGAATCATCATTTTTAACGAAACATTTACGTGCTTATGGTGGTACGGGAGAGTACGAAGGCTATAAAATTGGTAGATCATTAAGGGACATTTCTTTTTCTGGTAAAGGTCTTGTATCTAAGCCAGCGAATCCACGAAGTGTTATTCTTGATGCTAGCAAAGCTTTCTCAACAAACGATTCTAATTTTATTCAGGTTTCACAAGGAGAAGTTAATATGTCTGATACTAACGTGTTAGAGAAGCAGCTTGCAGAAGTTCAGAATGAGCTAGCATCTGCTAAAGAAGAAAATAAGGCTATTCGTGCCCAAATCGAAGCTGCTAAAGACAAAGAATATGCTGATACAATCGCCACCCTTGAGGGTGATGTAACAGCAAAGGCTGACGAAATTGCTGCTTTAGCAGACAAACTCGCAGCTACAGAAGAAGCTGTAAAAGCTCTTGAAGAATCAATCGCTGCAAAAGACGCAGAAATGATGAAGAAAGAAGAAGAAATGAAGAAGATGAAGAAGATGCAGCGTGATGACAAGCGTAAGGCTAGCCTTGTAGAAGCTGGTTTTGATGCTGATGAAGCAGAAGAATCAATTGCTCTTTATGATGTGCTAGAAGATGAAGCTTTCGAAGCTATTGTTGCCATGTACAACAAGAAGATGAAGGCTAAGAAGGATATGAAAAAGGAAGAAGAAGTCAAAGCAGAGGTAGATACTTCTGATGCAGTTGAAGATTCAAAGGCTGAAGAAGAAGTGTCAGAAGAACTTTTTGATGGCGTTAAGTCAACAGAAGCAACTCTTATTGACGCTTCTGACGATACTGACGAGCTAGAAGCTACAAGAGCTAGTGTAGCTGATTGGCTAGAAAACAACGTACTAAATAAGTAATAAGAAGGAGATTAAATTATGGCTCTAAAATCAGATAGATTTGAATTTCAGACTGACATCAGTTTCTTCTACAATGAGGGCGTTGCTACTCGCGGCGGCGTAGTTGTTCATGATACTGCTGGTTCAGGTGCAGCTATGGATCAAGGTGTTAACCTTGTAAAGTATGCTCAGGTAACATCATCAAGTGTACCAGTTGGTATTCTACTTAATGACGTTGTAAACAAGGATCTTACTCGTACTCACCTTAATCAGCATAAGGATGAAGTACAGAAGGGTGGTAAGGTTACAGTTCTCCGTAAGGGGTATGTTGTAACAAATAGTGTTACTGGCAATCCAGCCGCTGGTGCTCCAGCTTATGCTTGCCACGTAAATGCTGGCAATCTTCGTGGCGATTCCCCCGGTAGCTCAGGCGTACTACAGGTCGGTCGCTTCCTTTCTTCAAAGGACGAAGATGGCTATGCTAAAGTAGAAGTCAACCTACCCTGAAACTAAATATTAAAAAGGAGAATATATAATGGCAGTAAATACAAGACCTAGTGATGAGTTTATCAGTCTCCTACGTAAGTCAGGGGATTCTGATATCAATGTAGCTCAGGCTGCACAACGTGAGTTTGCAAAAGCTCTAGAACTTCCTCTTCGTAAGGGCGTTCTAGTTGGTAATATTCTTGGCAACATTTTTGAAACCATCAATGTTGAACCAGGAGCAACAACTGAATATCCTCTTGATCTTATCTCCCCTGGCCTTGAAGGTGAGCATGTTGCTTACACCAATCCTGGTCATGGTAGAATTCCAGAGAGATCAGTTGAAGGTGATTATGTCATGATTCCAACCTATGGCATCACATCTTCAGTAGACTATCTACTTCGCTATGCCCGTGAAGCAAGATGGGATATTGTTGGTCGTGCCATGCAGGTTATGGAAGCTGGCTTTACAAAGAAGATGAACGATGACGCTTGGCATACACTTCTTGCCGCTGGTGTTGACCGTAACATTCTTGTTTATGATGGCGATGCAACTGCTGGTTTATTCAGCAAGAGACTCGTTTCACTTATGCAGACTGTTATGCGTCGTAATTCAGGTGGTAATAGTGCTTCAGTTGGCCGTGGTCGTTTAACTGATATCTATGTTTCACCAGAAGCACTAGAAGATATTCGTAATTGGGGTCTTGATCAAGTTGACGAAGTAACTCGTCGTGAGATCTATACAGCACCTGAAGGTGGTGCTCCAATCACACGTATCTTTGGTGTAAATCTTCATGATCTTGACGAACTAGGTGAAGGTCAGGAATATCAAGACTTCTTTACTAACGAACTCTCAGGTAGCGTAGAAGCTAGCGACCTAGAGCTTGTAGTTGGTCTTGATCAGTCCAGCAATGACAGCTTTGTTATGCCAGTTAAGGAGCAGTTACAGGTCTTTGAAGACCCAACTCTCCATCGTCAGCAACGTGCTGGTTACTATGGCTGGGCAGAGCTTGGCTTTGGTGTCCTAGACAATAGAAGAATCATCCTTGGTTCTTTCTAGTTTCTAGTGATGCAAACAATTAAGCCGCTCTCATTAGTTGGGGGCGGCTTTTTTTGTGTATAAGATAGTAGATGTATACATTCAGGACTCTATTTCAGGAGAAAAATATGGCCGCGTTATCTGATTATCTTGAGTCTGGTATTCTAAGTCATCTATTTAAAAATGATGCATTAACCAGACCATCAACTATTGCTATAGCTTTAACTAGTGGCGTTCCACTAGATTCTGACACTGGATCATCTATTCTAGAACTTCCATCTGGAGTAGTAAGAGGATCTTCTTTTGTGTCTACTAATTATTCAAGAATTGATCTCGGTGATCCATCAACAGAAGGAAATAATGTCTGGAACAATGTTGGCGTTGATAATACAACAGAATATGAAGTATTTAGCGAAGAGGTAGATCATAGTGGTTATTTTTATCCATTG